TTGCAGATGATCGCAGGCAGTGTCAGGTCCGCGTTGTCTATGCCGCGGTACTTACCAACCGTCACGCTCGTCCCCGAGTAGGTCCAAGTGAACGTCTGCGCGGATATGTACTGGTACAACGCTTTTTGCGCTCTTAGTAGGATGGCGTTGTAGCCGCTTAGGATGGGGTTGTAGCCGCTCATTTGACTATGAAGCCTGCGGCCTCAGCATTGTCCAGTACCTTGGCGCGTAGGTGGTCAATCATCTCCCGAGTCTCGTCTGCGAATGCCCTCTGGACGGCGGCTTGGTAGCGCGCGTTAACTTTCGGGTCTTGGCCTGCTTTCACTCCGTACTCTCCAGAGACTTCGGCGAACGGCTTCCACCCTGGCACAGCTGTCTTACCTGTTGCGCTTTGTCGCTTGCTAACGTTGCTGCTGACCCCAACGTTGCTTGCCGCGTGGTTGTACTGTCCGGCAAGTCGAATGAGCATTGCGTTGCCTGTGACTTGGCGGCCTCCGCTCTTCTTGGTCACTGATCCGAATTGCGTGAACGCCGGCATAACTCGGCGCAGCATTCGCACAACAAGAGCCTTCATTGCACCAACAGACGAAGTGCGTCCGCGAAGAAACGATCCAGAAGCATCACGCATTGCTTGACCGTAAAGGCCAGCTTGCCCGCGCTTGCCGCGCATCGCATTGATGATCTTGTGTCGGAACTGGAATTGCCGCAGCCTCCCTAGTCTTTTCACTTTACCGCTCTTCGTGGTCCTTGTCCGTTCCTCAATCTCTCTCGTTAGTATTCCTTTGACTTCATCGCGCTTTGCTTGCGGATTGCGCGGATCAAGAAACAGAAACGTTCGCATCAACACAGCAGCAAGCCGCATGTTCACAGCCTCGGATAACTCACGCGACGTTGTAGCCAAGTGCCGCCTCAGCGCACGCTGAAACTCGGACGTGTCGATGGTGACTGTTGGCCTCATTGAGTCTGGTTCCTCTGTCGCGAGAAGTAAAACGTGAAGATGACACCGAGCAAGGTCGAGATTGTCTCCTTGTCCAACACAGCATTGACCGCGCACCATGCGAATACAAAAGCGGCAGACATGGTGAGAAGCCACTGACCACTCGTCAGCTTTGCGACAATGCGGTTGACGACTTCTGGTGTCACGGCACAGCTCCTTGCGATGCTGCGTTCAGGATCGCCGTCACAATCCCGTCTGCGATTGCTTTGATCGAGTCCGCATCCGGCTTCATCTCGGCGTCAACCGCGTTGACTTCCCGGATAAACTCCATTGTCTGAGTCGTGGTCCTCAATTGACCAGCTTTTCCCATGACCAGACACGTCCGCCAAGACACGTCAACGACATGGTTTGTCGCACCGCTCGCCGGGTCGATGTACGTGAACCGTTCATGGTACGTCTGGCAACCGACGCACGCGACAAGTATAACCAGTATGAGGAGCAGGTTTCTCATGCTGTTTGGCACACTCTGAAGCCGACCTCGCTGTTGGCCGATCCAGGCCGTACGGGATTCCTGGCGTACACCGTGCAGCGGTTCGCTTTGCTCAGCCACGACCCACCCCGGCGCACACGGTAGATCCCCTTGCTCGGTCCGCGTGGGTCTGCGGCCGATTCTGTGGTGTAGGGTCCGTACCAGTCCCAAACCCACTCCTCTACGTTTCCGGCGAAATCATGAGTCGGCCCCCAACCGCACGGGAGCGTGCGCGGGTTAACCTTGCCGGCCTTGGGATTCGTGCCGGGCTTGGACTCACGGTCCCACACGAAGTGGATCGGACTCGCGTAGTAGTTCGCCTGGCTGTGGCTGATCGTGTCTCCCCAGGGGAACCGCAGCCCATGATTGCCACACCGAGCCGCGCATTCCCACTCGGCCTCTGTTGGCAGACGGTATCCGTCCGCAGTCCAGTCCACCATTGCAGGCGTGATGTCAACCTTCCCGCTTCTGTAGACCTTGGTGTGTTTCGCGTCGGTGTAGTAGCACGGACGGAGCCCACACATCTCACTTCGCGCATTGCACCAGAGCACGGCGGCGTACCACGTCACATTCGTCACTGGATACTTAGGACCTTTTCCCGTGGCTCCCTTTGGGATCTTGTACCCGTGAGCACTGGCCCAGGCGAGCACTTCCTTCCACTCGGCGAGGTTGACCTCGGTTGCGGACATGCTGAACGGACTAAGCCTAACAGTATGCACCGGCATACTGCGCGCCGTGCCATCGAGGTTGTCACCCATCTGGAATGTTTGCATGGTTGGCTTTTTCATGGTTTCTTCTCCAGGACATCGAGCCGTCTGCCGTGGTCCGGCAGCAGCGCAAGTTTCGTGTTCAACGTGCTAATCTCAAGAAACACCTGCGCAAGCGCACCACTCACACCTCGATCAGTGTATGCCTTTGCCTCAATACGTGCCGTACACAAATCCCTCTCAAGAGCGAACAGACGAGTCGTGGTCCAGGTTGACCACGCAATGCCAGCCCCAACAATGATCGGCACCGCTGCTAGGTTAGCCTTGAGCAGGATCGCCCACCACCCTTGAAGTTCTCCAATTGGTTTGCCCATATCCAGCATCAGTCCTTTATTTGTGAGTGGTGGACGCCAACGCGCCTGCGCGCCAGCACATACGCCACGGCCAGCACACCAAACAAGAATGAGCTGCGCGGTTCGGGCACCACGGTCAACGTTCCGTCGTCGAGCGTGAGCGAGTAACCTCCTTGCATTACGTTGTCCAAGCACACAAGCGCGTTAACGTCGTCAAAGTCAGGCCACAAAGGCGATGTCCATGTAAGCGCATAGACGCCCGGCTGCACGCCAGTCGTGTCAAGCGTCATGCGGCCCAACAGAGTCCGACCCGCCTCGAAGTACGCACCACCCTCATCGAAATTCTCGGCCCCGATTGTCCAATACAGGCTGGCCCCATCGGTCTCCCAAATCCCGTAACTCTCGATCGTGTCCCACGGCGTGCCAGACACCACATCGTAACTGGCGATCACTGGCGATGGAGAGCGTGACTGGTCGACGTGGACAAATGCGTTCATACCGTCGACCGGTAAAGGTGCAGTCGTGGTATTGTACGCTACGATGTCGACAATCACCTGCTCCCCAGCTCGCACAACGTAAGTGCCGAGACTCAACACGAACTGGGCTGCGATGATGAACGCGAGCATCATTCCTTTGCGTGGTGCGCATAGTGGACGATGTCCACTGCATGCGATTTGAGGTAGGCCGCTGCATGGGCCGGATCCACGTTGGCAGCGTACATATCAGCGATCCGACAGGCGGCGGCGCGGGCGTACTGCTCGGTATTCGCAGCTTTGAGTTGCTTGCTGCCGGTGAGCCAGTGCCAGCATTCGTGAGCGAACACCCAGACGAGCGCAACTCCCAACGTGCCGGCGAAGTACGCGCCCCAGACCTCGAATTGAACTCCGCGATTCCCCATGACGATCATCTGTCCGAGACTCGTCCCAGGCGGGAGCAGTTCGCGAGCGGCCTGCTCGGCGGCCTTGCGACTCACGGCGAGTGTCTGACGGCTGACGCGGATGGGCGTCTCCTCCCACATCAAGTCTCCGCCGTCGCATTGAAGATTCATCGCGACAGTGATCGTGTGTGGAACACCGTATGTGCTCCGGGTCGATCCGTGTCCGACGACATTGCGATGCGGGCTCGCAATAAACTCGACGCGCTTCAGCCGCTTCGCGTCGAACTGGCCGACGAATGTGCGGCACCACGCGAGCGCGTGAGCGCAGCGGGCGGAGATAGGTTTGCTGGCGCGCCACTTCATGGGAACAACTCCTCTCCGCCCTTCGTGACGTAGTACCGCACCCGCGCGCCCATTCGAGTGCCGCTCGTAATGGGCACCGAGGCCCTTCCATCAGCGGCGGTAACGTAGGCCTTTGCGCGCACATTCGACGCCCCCAACGTGCCTCCCCCATCGTTGTAGAGCACGAACGTCCTCAATGCGGTATTCGACCAATCTAGGTTGGCCTCAGACGGGTCGTCCTGGATCATGGCACATGCATATCCAGCATCGCTCACGTAACCGACTGCCCCGGTCTGCGTAAGTCCGTAACGTGTTTTCGTGACGCAATTCGTTACGTGCCGCATTTCGTCGCCGAAGATTTTAAACCGCTCGAAGCAGTAACCCACGTGCGTGTTGTATGATTCAACAGACAACATGGATGTGTACATGTAGCCGCCTGAGTTTTCTGCGAGCAGACCGTCCATCAAAAAAGTATATTGGGTGTCCACGGTCGCGTTGTTCGCGTTGAACAAATGGCTCATCGCGCTCTGTCCCCATGTGAGGGCTCCGGTCGTCATATCCGCAGTTTGGTCGATCCGAATCTCCCGCCCCTTTATGCACCCCCACAGCGGAACATTGGCTGCTACCCCGTCCACGTAGATTGTGACAGTCTGGGCATCTTCACCGCCGTGCATCACGCCTCCGAAGTTTTGCGCGGTGCTGCCTTCAGGGGTAAACCATCCAGCATATTCCCAGTGTGCACCTACGCTGTAGACATACTTCGTGGGCGAATAATCATGAGGCCAATACCAGACCTTAATTGTCGCGACTGTTGTGTCGGTGCATTGCGCATCGACCGTGAACCGCATCCAATACCTGCTAGTGCCACTGTTGACGCTCACCGCCGCCCAGTCCGGCGGGCGCGTGAACGAAATGATGCCGTCTTTGGTCCAGCCGCTCGTGCCGTCGAGCACCGTCAGGTTCGTCCAGTTTGCGCCATCGTGGTACTCGCAAACGAGATTGACAGCATTCGTGTTCGGAGTCGTGAACGTCATCTCTACCCGGTCGAATACTGTATTGCCAGCCGGCACAGGCTGCGTGCAGATATATAAGTGGTTCGTGGTGTCGAATGCTCCGAGCGCGACACCGGACGGATTGGAGTGCGCTAGTGTCTTGTTCGTGTATGCGCCCGCGATGAATGTCTGGATGAATGGCGGGTGCATCAAGACGCGCTGAGTCTTCCATTGGCCCGGTAGGCCGTGAGTTGCGCCGCCCGGCGTGATGCCCCACGCATCAAAATAGACCTTGCGATTTCCTGCCGAACAATTGACAATATCCTTCGCCATACGGATGGTGTGAGTTCCAGCAGGCAGAGCTCTGGCGATGTTCGTAACGATGCTCACGTTGCCGACGGCACTAAAGTTGACAAAGGCGTTTGTCCCATCGTTGTAGAGTGCATTGACAAGGTTCGTGGACCCGTCGATTGTGACATTCCCCCGGCCTCCGGTAGTCAACCCATACCCTGCGAAGTAGAGACTCTCGCCGCCGTCGCAAACGATGGACCATTCCACATACCCATCCGCATCGCCAATGTTGTACGCAGCGACCCCGGTGATTGGCATCGCCGATGATGCAATTCTGCCCCACGACCCATTCCATGTGATGTTTGTGTCGAGCGGGTCCGGCTGATACCAACGAATAGGTTCGATAATGTGACACCCCCATATCCCGTAGTAGTCTTTCCCAGGCGTGGCCGAGCGATACAAGTCCCATTTGACCCAGGTTTCATCCTCCATATTCTGCCAGATAGTCAACTCGTTGGCTTCGTCGGATGAAATGGTGAGAAACTCGCTGGCGCCCAACCGTGATGCATCCAGCGCGGAGATCCACGTCGAGATATTCGTCCCAGCCCTGTACGGCCAGTAATTTGCGCGGTAGAGTCCAAGCTCGCGCTGTGCTGTGGGCAGAGAGGTTGTCGCCACCCACGGTGCAGTAAGACCCAGCAAAGCCCTGGCCGTGGCTTTGTCGGTTTCATTCGTGACATCAGTGCGCACGAACACGTTGCTCTTGATGATCTGCGCTTGGGCAGTCAGTCCGCACAGCGCAGCGAGAAAGATTAGGCGTGTGGTGTAGTGCATAGGGCGATAACTGTTAGGTTGTCTGCGTTGTATTTGACAGAGTATATTCTAAAAGTTTTTGAGTCGTAAGTAATCTTCTGGCCAGGCGTGGGCGTGGTAGCTGGTCGGAAGGCAAATGCCATAGTCAGGTCCTCCTCCTTGCCGCCGACCGTGACTGTGTTGCCGGCCTCGATGTGTGCCGGTACGCACGCATAGGTAGCACTTGAGTATGTGAGTGTTTCACCCACCGCGCTAAGTAGTACGGTTGCGCCTTCATCGGCTGTAGCAGCAAGGCCCATGTTACACCATCTGTTCCCACGCGGTTCCGTTCCAAAAGTAGAAGCCCCTGAAGGCTGTGTCGTAATGGATGCAGAACGCACTTGTGCCGGAAGCCACTCCTGGGTCGGCGGTCGGTGCGGTCGTGACAATTGTCACGCTCGCAGCGTCTCCACCGGATCCACCGGACGGCGCCGTGCTATATGACATGCTCAGTGTATCGCCTGTTTCGGCGGCGCTGATCGCTTTACCAACCATAAGCCCGGTGCTGTTAGTTTGGGCTAGTCCTCCAGCCGCTACGCCCACGTTGTCTCCAAACTCGATTCGGCAGCACACGATTGACAGAATCATCGTGCCGTCGAACGTGCTGGTTGGCGTGATGGTCAACGCGCCGGTAGTGCTCGCAACAAGGATGGCAGATCCCGATCGGTCTAGAGTTGGGTATGTGTGCCCGCCGAAGGTAACGGTGAACGTGCCAGCCGTCCGGCCTGTGACAGTCCAACTTACCTTGTACTTGCGGCCTGCGACTGCTTTGGTTGGCGACGCTAGCGCGCTAACATTGCCGGTAGTGTGTTTCCAACCTGCAACCCAGCCCCCTGTCCAGTTCGTCGAGGTCCACCCGCTCGCGCTCAGCAACTCGATTGAATCCGTAGCGGTTACTCCCGCTGGATCGCCTGAGATTGGATGAATCGTCACGATTTCACCTGTGCCTGCGCTGTTCGCGCTAACGCCGATGGGAGTTTCACCAGCGCCGCAAAGTGCGCATTGTGTTGCAGCGGTGCCGGCCTTGACAAAACGGTTGGCTGTGACTGCCGACTCTGCGATTCGTGTGATAGTCATTGCGCACCTTTCTTAATGCTATTAGTCAGCCCGTGAGTCAGCGTTGCTGTCGAATACTGCGCCAGCGCCAGCGGGCACAGCATGAGAAGCAGTGTCGAGAGTAAGAGCCTTTTCATTTTGTGTCCGCCTTGCTCACGCGCTGGGAGAGGAACATAACCCAGCGCGTGAGCTGGGGCTGGTTGGTTAGTTACTTGACCTTGCGTTTAGGCTCTTCGGAAGTCTGCTCCGGCTTCGCAACACGAAGCTTCTTGAACTCGGAGGCGAACAGGACTTCGACCCACTTGCCAGTCGAGTGTGCCGCGCGCGCCTCCGCGAACTCGCGCCGTTGCTCGGCATAGGGAACATCAACTCCATGAATGATGGTGGTCTTTCCTGTGGAGTCGATTCCCAGCGTGATTGCTCGTCTCATAGTGTTACGATCTCACAAGGATTTTCAGTTTGTTGGTGTCACCGGCTGCGGCACCGAAGACAACATCGTAGGATGCCCAGGTGGTACGCGACGCATTCGAGAACCACGAGCACGCAAGCACGGTAAGTCCGAGTCCTTCGACTGTGGCAGTTTCCGTGACAATGCTAGAACCACTGCCGAACGAGACCGGAAGACCGCTAGCAACAGCGATTGCATCAGGATCACAGACAACGCCAACGGTATTGGACGCGGCGCCGGTCCAGTCGTTCTGCGCTACAACCATGTCGAAGCCGTAGGGCTTCAGGCCTTCGCGTCCAGGAATGTCACCGCTCGTAAGCCCGAAGTAGTTCACGTCCTTCGGCAGCAGGTATGCGAGATGTCCCCAATCGAGCACCAGGTTTTTTCTCGGCCAGTTTTTGGCCAGCGCCAGAATCGCCGGCAGATCGTCGCGGTCGAAGCTGGCAGCCGCGCCGATAACAGTGCCAGCGCCGTAGGTAGCAGTCGCAAGCAACGTGGTCCAAATGCTGGAGATTTTCTTGGCGAGATTGATGGTAGCTCCCTCGGCAAGAGTGGCCATGCGGAAGCCCTGATTCTGCGCGGCATTGTCCAGGTGGAAGCTCGCAGTGTACTGGTTCATAGTCACGCTGATAACTCCGAGAGTGCTGTCACCAGACTCGAAGTTAGTCGCGTTAGTCTGAACCGTCGGACCGCTCGTATGCTTCGCGACAACCACGGTTGCCCTAGGGCGAATGCGATCCAGGCCGAAATCGCGAGAGAAAGCAGCCAGCGGGGCGAGTTGCACTTGAGCCGTCTGAACAAACTGCTCGGCCAGGAATGCCGGGACCAGAGTAGAACTCAGAGTGTTCACGTTCATCGGGTCATACCCTCGAAGCCGATGGAGTTCCGGCAGGTGGTTGCGAAGAAACTCGTAACGTTCGCGCGTTCCTTTAGGTTTCTTCTCCAAGTCGTTCAGCAGCGGATTCCCGAGGTTGACCACGCCGCTCGGCTGGGGAGTCTGATTCTCTACCACCGGGAACGCCTTTAGGTTTTCGAGGAGTCCCTCGTTCTTCAGCACGTCCGGCAGCCACTTGGCAACGTCGATGCTGGGTCGCGTCGCGGCGATGTTGTGGAGCTGGTTCGTGATCCTGATTTTCCGCTCGGACTCAAGCGCCGTCCGCAGGCGCTCAAGTTCCGCGTTGTGATCAATCACGTTCACGGGTTTGATTTCCGGCTGAGGGTTAGGCCCCGCCGTGTTTGTTGGGTTATCCATAGGTTTCGGCTGGTTTGTGTTTTTCTTTTCCGTCTTGGCGGGGCTTAGTCCGCCGCCCGCTCCAGGCACACACTTGAAGCGGGAAAGGTTGAAGTTGTTAGGTTGCGCCGTGCTGTCTGTGACTTCATCCGCAAGCCCGATCTCGTGTGCTTCGATGCCATCCATCCAGGTCGTTGCCCGCATGAGGTCACGCATCTTCTCTTTCGACTTGCCAGTCTTGTCAGCGTACATTTGCGCAACCCGGTCACTCTCCTTGTCAAGTAACTCGGCCTGCTCGCGCATAGTCTCAGAGTCGCCGATTACGAAGCCTTGTGCGTCGTGAATCATCATCCTAGCAGTCTTCGGCATGACCACCTTGTTAGCCGCGCACGCAATCCAGCTTGCGCTGCTAGCCGCGAGCCCGTCCACGTACGCCGTAACATCGGGCTTGCGCGATGCTATCGTGTTGTAAATCGCAAGCCCGTCGAACACGTAGCCGCCGGGAGAGTGTATGTGCAGGTCGATAGGGCCTTGTGGAATCGCGTCCCACGCTTCGAGAAACTCCTTTGGATCATTGCCGCTGCCATCCCAGTCCCGGCCAATCATTCCGTAAAGGAGGACTTTCGTGCTCTTTGCGCTGTTCGTGATTTCCCAAAACGGTTTCACTTCTTTTCCTCCTCTTCAGTGTCAGGCTTCTCCTCCTCTTCACTCGGAGCTTGCGCGGCCTGTTGCTTTCCGTTGATGTTCGCAATGTCACTAGGGTCGACACCGTACTCTGCCGCGAGCTCTTTGATGTAAGCAGCCTGCTCTGCTTTCCTGCGCAGCACAGTTCTCCAATCGAGTCCCCTTGGCGAAAGGATAGTCTCCAGGTCGTCCGTTCCGGCCTGGAGACTTTGGAGGTTAGCCGACATAGTATAACCTATGTCAACGTTTACTCCTCTTGGCGGGAGTACATTCGCCGCCCAGTATTCGGTTGGCGCTCCGGATAGTTCCGGTGTGTTCCGAGCGACGGACATAACATAGCCGTAGATGTCACGACACGCATCGGCAATTACGCTTGAACGCTGGGCGAAGAAAGATGCAGCTAGGTCGAGGCTGCCACGGTACACAGTCCCTTGCATACTGTCTGGGTCTACCATCACGTAGGGAATACCTACCCCAATGCAGATCGCTTTCGTGATGAGTTGCCAATGTTGGCGCTGTTGCTCTGTGGGTCGAGTGGCAATGAATTGCTTGATGTCCTCACCATTTCCAAGCGCGATAGCCATTGCGCCAGTAGCATCCTCGATCAAGTCCGTGGTTGTCTCAGTTGTCGCTGCGCCGCCCGCTGTGCTGTTGCTGCGAGTGACCTGTGACCTGCGGAATCGGAGCGGGTCGAATGTTCCGGTTGCATTCGTCTTCAGCACACCGAGAGTCCCGGCCAGCTTTGCAACCTGCATCTCAAGCTTCCATAAATCATCAAGATCATGGAGAGCGTTGAGAACAGGAGATAGGAACGAAGTCCCGCGATACTGTCCTGGACGCTGTGGCTCGAATAGGTGCCACACTCGTTCCGCTGGTACCACCTCGATGAGCTTGAGTCTGCCTGCGTCCTCCTCCGCGTGTACAGCGTATCCAGTCGGCCTACCATTCGAGTCAACGAATATCCCATCAATCCACTGCTTGTTTTTCTCCTGTCCGTCTGGCGTGCGGATCAGATGCCCCTCGATGATCTGCACCCTCGGCCCGACCCGGCCCATCGACTTCAACACGAATGTTTCGCCGTCGATGAACCATGTCCGCGCCATCAGGCCTTGCAGTGTGCCGAAGCTTTGCCTGCTCGTGGCATCCGGGAACTTGCACCATGTCTGCCACCAGTCACTGGCCCGCTGGTTCCATTCGTCATCATCCGTTGAAGGCTGAACCACTAAGCCAGTGCCTACCGTGCCAGACTCGAAAATGTCAGCTAGCTTGTTGACGAGCCACGAGTTGCGCTCGTAATACCTAGCCTTCTGGGCGAGTGTCTGCCTGGACGCTGTTGAAATATCGAATCGCGCTGAAGTGTAGGTGGATTGAATCCGACTGCGCCGCGTCGAATACTGCGCAGCCTCATAGACGTTGCCAACGAGTAACCTGGCCAGCCAATGGCGGAGCGCGTTTACCATTGGTTCATCCCCGCGAATTCAACCGAATGCTGATAAACGTCCGGCAACCGGCCTGTCATTTCGGCAGCAATCTCGGCGTTGGTAGCCTCGTCGTCGTCGAGGTAGGTTATGCAAGTGTCGCACAACTCCAGAAGCCGTTGCCACATTTGGACGGCATCTTGTTGTGACATGCCAGCGGAAGCTGGATCAAAGAAGGAAGTGCTAACGCCGTTCATGCTGACGCTAGCAACTGACCGACCAGAGGATACGTCGCCGAAAGTAGAAGCAACCTTAGCAGCTAACCAAGTGCGCAACGCCCCAGCGCTGGCTTGCGACACCGCGTAGGTGACTGCCGCCCGGTAGGTTGATGCTGCTATTTGCGCCACGCGAATAAGGTACGCGTGGGCAACTAAACTAGTCTAGTGGTAGTTGTGGCAGTTGCGGCAGTTGCGGCAGTTACGGCAAGTCATCAATCAATCCCATAGCCCGTAGTGCTTCTATGACCTTCCCCTTGCGATACCGAACGAAGCGCAGGTTGAAGACTCGCCGCGCAGGCTTCAGCCCCCATCGCGTTTCATTGCGACGCACCTGGTCGACACTCACGTCGAGCAGTCGTGCAATGTCCTTGCGCGATAGGTTGTCACTCATTGCAGCGGCAAGCACCATTGCAGGCGCTGGATAAGTGCTCGCACGTCGGCTTCTTCCAAGACCGCGAACAGTTGATCTTTGTTGAAAAGTCCGTCGCGGCATTCGCAGTTGAAGTCCATCTTCAACGATTCTCCGGTTTTCTGTGCGCGGTCGAGTTTATCGCAGAAGTCACCGGTGTCGTTTGATTCTATGGCTCCGTTGATTGATTGCGCGAGAAAGTCCGCTTCCCATGTCTGACCCTTGATTTGCAGTTCGCCAAACAGGTATGGCTCATACTTGGAAAAGACCGTGTTTTCGGGCATCGCTCTGAATTGTTCAAGGTTCAGTATTCTCATGTTCCTCTTATTCCGTCGGCAGTGTTGGCATCAGGCCACACCACATTGCAAATGCGAGTTGCATTACCTCGCAGTCAAGCAAGTGGTTCGGCCATCTCTGACTGCGCTTCGTCCACGTCCGAGTTGTCTTGCCTGTCTTTTTGCTCGGCTGTTGGTCTAGGTACTCAGCATCCAAGTGTTGCCAATACTCCTCAGTAGCTACGTCCTTGGCCACAGCCCATGTTATCGACAAGTCTTTCGCTTGCTCTGGGTCGCGCAACACTGCGAGCAAGTCCTTGAACCAGTCCGATGCGAATTCGAAAAGGACAATCTCAGCCTTGCCGGCATCGGACGTTCCAGCAAACGGGTCGATGAACCTTGTGAAGTACGGGGCTTGTGCTTGCGTGTCCGGCTGTTTCCAGGTCTTCCGGTGCGGCATTCCCTTTGCCGGGCACCATCCAGTCCCGAAGTGTTTGCCGCGTTCCTCAAGAAAAGTGAACTCTGAGTAAGCAGCGCAACGCCGATACACTTCTGCGTCCGAGCGCGCACCCCAGCCTGAGTCAACCATGACGCCAGCATCAGGAACATTCTCGTCGGTCTTGATCTTGTGTAAGTCTTCCCATGTCTCAGCGTGCCCAGCCTTCACCGCGGTCGACACCGTGCTAGTCTGCGAGTGTTCCCAGGTCCTAACAACGTACCAGAAGTGCGGCGAGCCATGCTGACAGTCCACAGTCATGATCTTCGATGCCTCGGCCTTCGCCTCGGGCTTGCTAACGACGACCTCGATGCGCTGCCCTCGCATGTCCTGCCGCACGAATGGCTCGGACAATGCGCCGTTGACGAAGCCGCGCAACCCAAGGAATGACTTCTTCGCACGGAGGAACGCGATAGCAAGCGCACCGAAGCTTGTCTGTGTACCGACAGCGTACAGGCTAGGTAAGTGATACGAGCGAAAGCCGCGTGTTGTGGTAGCCGTCGCCGTGGCCACCCATCGTCCCTCGCGGATCATTCTGGTCTTCGCGCTGTCTGGAATGTCTCCTCCGCAATGCGGGCACACTGCGTGCGCGCTCCGCGCAACACGGTCAAGATCCCATGAGCCGTCGGCGCGTTTAGCTGTAGAGTCCCACGACACCCAAGCTTCGCACCCAAGCCTAGGCATCACGCAGAACTGTTCCGACCATGCAAATACAACCGGCTTGCGACACAGCGGGCATGGGACTTGATAGCGCCTCTGGTCGCCTTTCAGAAACTCTTGCCAGATGAGTCCGTCTTCCTCAGTCGGTGTGCTGGCTTTCACCCGCAACGGATTCGTGAATGACTTCGTGCGTTGCTCTGCGAGATTCACAGCGTCGGCCTCGTTGCGGACTTCCTTCGGGAATTTGTCAACCTCATCCATGATCACAACGCGCGCGGGGCGGCTGGCAAGGTTGGCAGGCGAGTTTGACCCAACGAAGTTCACAAGGCTTGGACCAAACTCTTGCTGGAGCAGTGTCATCCCCGTGCGTTTCGCTGATCCCGTCGGCATCAATGTGGTCAGGCTGGGTGATACCTTGACAACAGGCAACCACCGCGTGGTCGAGAAGCTCCGCGCAAGTTGTTGCGTTGGGTGCACCCATAGCAAGCCAGACGGAGAGTTGACAAGCACGTAAGCCACGCCCGCGATCATGAGAGTTGACTTGCCCGTCTGCGATCCGAAGCACAACACAAGGTCTGTGACGCCCGGCGCATTCCACGCATCCAAAGGTTCCCGCATGTAGTCCCGGCCAAGCCACGATAACGGGCCGGGGGACTCGGACTTGCCGGGAGGAATGACAAGCGCCCCCTCGCTCCAAGCGGAAACAGCCTGCTTGCTCTGAGCTGTGAAGACTTCCCGCGCGAAGGTCTTGAGAGTCATTGTCTCACTTCCGCCGATTTGTTCAGCACGTCGCGGATCGCGTTGAATGCTACGTCACGTTGGTGTGGTGTCATCTTCACACACCACAGCGAGTCATACGGCCCGCTTTCAATCCGAAGCTTTTCGACAATCTTCCATGCGGTCTGTGTGGGCCAGTCGTCGCCTTTGGTGTGCGCGTTATAAAGCTGTGTGTAGGTTAGTCTCATACGTCATGCAGTTTCTTTAGATTGTCTTCCGACCATTGCTCCAGTTGCATCCGGGCAAGCTCGGGGTCTGCCGGATTGACTCGCGCAGCCAAGGCCATCGGCGCTGTGGTAAGGATGTCCCGCATCGGACCAAGGTATTGCCGGATGACACTGCGAGCCTCCTCCATTGTCACAAGATCACCTTCAGTCTTGCGGCGCTCAAGTTCAAGCAGGTCAGCGCGCGCACGAGTCTCCCGGATTCGCTGCGCGTGCAAGTCGCCGACCAAAGCCGTGTGGAGTACATAGATTGAGTATCGCTTACCTTCGGTGTGTGTGATCTCAGCAGCACGCAAGCGTCGCCGGATAGTCTCCGGTGTGCTGTGGAATTCCTTCGCGGCTTCGGATATTGACAAGTCGTGATCCGTCCAGGACTTGTTATGCCGGGTTGGTCTTTTGGCGCGCCTTGGTTTGCGTTTGCTAGCGGTCGTCATTCTTTGCGTTCTGCCGCAGGCGTCTTTTCTGCGTTCGGTTTAAGAGCTCTCTGCGCAATCAATCTCGACTGGAATGCCTGAGCCTCGACACCAAGTCCAGCAACCTGACACAGATTAATAATTTCTGTCAGTGCGCTTTCGAGTCTTTCGATCCGTTCCAGTTGTCTAAGGAGTTGGTCAACCGCTGCGACCGGAACCGAACACGTCGCTTGCGGAAACGGATGGCTGTTATTGGTGTTCATTAGTCAAAGTTCCAAAACATGAGTCACGGACGAAGAACGGTCCTTCGCGTACCGCGTTGTTTGAGTTTGGCAAAGAAATTGTTTTTTTGCCGGTCATTTTAGATCCTCAGCTTGTATTGCGCATCTATGACTTTTGCACGCTTGGCCAAGTTCCTTTTAGCCTCAAGCGGTTGCATGTTTGTATAGTGAAAGCATATCGCCTGTTGCTCTGGATTGCTAAGGTCGAACGATGAACACGGTATGATATGGTCTATGTGCCAATGACTGCCCATGTTATTCCATGCCATGCCACGCTTGAACTGTGCCTGCATGTGCTGTCTGAACTGCTCAAGCGTACAGCCCAGCATGGTTAGTGTTGGCTTGGATTTCTTCACACCTTTCAACACGACCCAGATCCTGTGCCGAAGAAGCTTGGAAATGTAGTAGTTGGTTTTTGCCTTTCTGTGTTTCAGTTCCTTCGCACGCGCATATTCCCTGCTTCTGCTCCACAAAGATCCCCAGTGCTTTGTCTCGTCGTATTGCGACATGGCTTTCCATTCGTCATTCCACGCCTCGGATTGCCACGCTGCAACCGTCTTTCCGGCAAACTTTTCCTTTACTGCGTTTTTGTTTCCGAATTGCCTCCCCTTAATAACACCGCACGTCGCCCTGACTCGCCGAAGGATTTTGACGTGATTTGTCCCGAGTTGTTTGGC